ACTAGGCAAGGCGCAAGCCGCGGTTAGTATGGCTGAAGCTCATAAGACTGCTGCCCACGTTGCGCATACCGCGCAGCGCGTTGCTGAGGCGCTTTTGGCCCTCAGACGTGGCAGATTCGGGGATTTCACGACGGCTCTTGGAATAAGCGTCTCTAAAGTGAAGGTGCGTCAGTTCTATACCGGCCTGCGAAAAGCTGGCGGGAAAAAGAACGAAACGTTCCGATACGATAAGAGAATGCCTCTAGCCAAAGAGCAACAGGAAAGTCGTTATCACGATTTTCTTGCTAAGTCGTGGCTCGAGTACAGTTATGGCTGGAAACCGCTGCTAAAAGATGTGTACGACCACGCGGAAGCGCTGTCGTCTACTCTAATAGCAACGAATTTCCATGTCAGAACTGCCCGAGGAAAAGCGAAAGCCGACAAACAGAGTGACGTGATGGTTCCTGCTCAGCAGTTCCGCCATCACTATACTCCTCGATCCACGAAGTGGGTCGAGTTTGTCGTTCAGTATCGCTTACCCGAAGGGGCTGTGAACCCGATGACTGCCTTCGGTATGACCAATCCGTTACTAGTGGCTTGGGAACTCGTTCCCTTTTCATTTGTAGCCGACTGGTTTCTACCTGTGGGTCAAGCTCTTGAAGCCTTAACCGGTTATCAAGACCTTAGATTCATGCGAGGCATGAAAATGGTAAGACACGTTTTCACTAACCATGGAACCGTTTTACCGTCGGTTAACAGTTACAATGCGGGGGGGACCATTTATACTTGCGAGTCCGTTAGTTGTCAAGCGACCGTGGATCATGTGGGCATAGCCCGCACGTACCTAGCCGACTTTCCAGCTTTCGGATGGCCGAAGTTTAAAGATCCCCGTAGCGTGTCGCATGCAGCCTCGGCTCTTGCACTGCTACAAAGTCTTTTTGTTCACGGTGGTACCGGGAACTTAAAGCTGCGTTAGGAATTTCTCCTAACGCATTCTCTTCAACAGTGAAGGAAACGTAATGGCCGCTCGCGGTAACATTACTCTGACGGATGCGGCTGGCACGCCCGTCAACCATGTCTACAAACCCACTGGCTCTCAGGGTTCGAACGTGATCATTTGGCGCGACAGCACTCAAACTGTCTACGCCGGTCAGAACGTTCTTACCGTGACCCAGCGGCTTGCGGACAAGAAGACCAAGACCACGAAAGTGTCCTGGAAGCTCGAGACTCCCGTCCTTGAGCAGACATCGCCCTCCACGTCCACCGGCATTCAGCCGGCCCCAACGGTGGCTTACGTCCCGCTGGGTACGATCGAAGTCGTTCTACCGGATCGCATGAGTTTGCAGGAACGAAAGGACCTGCTGGCTCAAATGCGCGATCTGATCGACGAAGCGATCGTGTCGTCCCAGGTGCAAGACCTCGAAATGATCTACTAAGTAGGTCAGTCGATGGGCTTGCCGCTCTTTCCGGATAACCGAAAGGAACTTCGTGCATAAGCATGATTTAGGGACTTTGCTAAGACAAGTCTCTCGTGGGGACGCTGAAAAGCGTCTTGTGGCGATAGCTCAAACCTTGTTCGAATCGATCAACACACCAAAGGCACTAGCTGCTTCTATACTCCTCCAAAATCGGGAGTATAGCCAGTTAGTTTCGTTGGATGCTGATCCGAACTCGTATTTGACAGCAACTGCCTTTGCGGATGACTATCAAGTTGTGAAATTTCTCTCGAAGTTTCCCAGCTTTAAGCATCCGGATCTCGACCCTGAAAAGGCCGGGCGAGACAGTTTCTATCAGTTTGAGCTTCAGTGTCGTAAGACTAACAAACGTTTCCGAGAACTAGCTGAGGACCCACAAAAATGGGACCCGGAGATGCGAGGCATTTTGCTCCTCGCTCGCCGTAAAATTGCAGAAGTTCTTGGGGACGTTGATCTGTCCGCGATATCTGACAAGTTTGGATGGGGTCCCGGGGCAACCAGTGTGTCCCGGGGTCACTATACTTCCGCCTACATCAAGTTCGCTCAGCGGCTTGATGTCACCAGTAATGCCCTCATTATGGGTCACTGCTGTGTAAACAGCACCCCCTCCTGGGTAAACTGTCAGTTACAGACCGACAGTTTCCCCTCTGTTGCGGCCTCTATCACTAGAGAAGCCTT